GGGAACAGTGAAACCAAGCTTGGACACATTCACCAACACCGAAGGTGACAATGTTTTTTTCCCTGCAATGGAAGCAAAAAGCTTTGCTTTGTCGCAGATGGGATAGAACATTTCTACTCCGTAGACATTCTTAATTTCAATCACAATTTCCATTTTGTTTCCTTTCAGGAAATGGTTGGTCGATATTTAATCCACAAGGCTTTAGCCTGTGCCTTCAAACCCTCATTGTTCAGGGCAATGATGGCTTGCATGATGGCATCTTCTGATGCCTTGCCCTGATAATAAGCCTTGCCTTCGGCATATTGGTAATGCCAATCATGCCGTTGAAGCATAGCTTCGAAGGTGTCTAAGGTCATTGTGTTTCCTTTCAGGAGTTAGTAGGTGAAGCCAGTGAATACTTTGGTTAGCCCTTGCAGATACAAACAGCGGCTGATGTCTTCGACATCCTGCAATTCATATTTCTTATTGAAACGGCACCAGCCCTTCAATATGTAAACCTTTTTACTATCTTCTTTGCGTTTCACAAAGTCACCTTTAGTGACAGAGCGTAAGAAAATTGCATTCATTTTGTTTCCTTTAGGAAGAGAAGCGACATGCTTCTGTGAAAACTAAGCTAAAGCTTTCACAGAAACCCACTGTCTAACACTCACCCAAGTGCCACAATGGAACAAGCAAGCTTGTTTCTTGTCTCTCACACATTTTCAATGCCATGTGTTATGGCATGCATCACCTTACCCTCTGATGCTTGGGCTAGTCCATAGCAGTGAGACATGCCTTGTCAGGACATATCCCCTCACCGACACTAGCACTAAATTGTTAAAGAGCATTCGACTGAAGCTTTGCTTCACAGCATGGCTTAAGCCTATAAAGAGACACGATGGCACTCTGAAAAGCCTCTAAAGGCTTTCCGCAGGGTCATCAGACAACGAAACCAGTCTGATCAAGCTTCGCTTTACCCTTAGCATATAAACCGACAATGACACCATCGTCATCAAGATGACGAACATCAGATTTATCCCCTGACACTACGGGAATACCCTTGAAGGTAGCTGGAATGTCTTTTTCGGTACGAAAAACCACAGCCATTCTCATACCCTTTGCAACTGCAATTTCAACAAAAGGCTGAAAGCCTTCCACACCAGAATAGCTGAATGTCAGGTCATAATTGGCAGGCAAATCTTTACGATTTGCATCCTTGGTGTAATCATAAAAGGTTACAAAAGGAAAAGCGGCAAATATGTTGTCATATTCCCAGCCGTCAACATCTTTGAAGCTTACAGCTTCCCAGCGAATGTCACTGGTGCCATTCAGTCTAACCAAAGGCTTTAAGCCTTGCTTTTTAGCCTTGCTGATCAATCGCTTGATATCAACAACAAGTTGTTGCATGAAGCTGTCTCGCTCTTCGAAGAACCAAATGGTTTTGTTAACCCTTGCCGTTTGGACAGAGCTAAAAGCTCCCCGACCAGCACTGTAAAGGCAAGCCTTGTCACATTGAGCAACCTTAGCCATTGAACAAGTGTTCCACTTGGTGGTGGTGGCTGGAGCAAGGTAGAGAATGCCGGTAAGAAACCCAAGGGTTTCACCCTTCACTGTTTTGGCATCACTGCTGATGCTAAGCAAAGCTTTCGACTTGAACATGATGTGTTTCCTTTCAGGAAGCTGGCAAAATCGCCGTTTCGGTTTCAATTGTAGGGGCATCACAAAGGCTGTCGATTAGGACAAACCCTTAGTCAACCTCAGACACTGTAAGTGTCTCATTGAGTTGCACCACCTCAGCATAGCGGCAAATGAAGTCTTGCAACTGAGAAGCGGCAACCATATGTCTAAAGACATAGCCGTCAGACCTAGTGATTGTCACAACAAAATTTTTCGGCATCATCTTTCCTTTCATGTCTTTTATTTAACTTAGAGAAAAAGAATTTCCTTTTCTCATACTGATGAAAAGGATTCTTTTTCTGTTAAATAAAAGACATGGGGTTGGGCGCATATACGCAGATCTTTTTTATTTTTAGCTTTTTAAGATGCCAACAGAGTTGTCATATAAAAAGCGTTAAAAAAATAAAAAAGCAAAAGAGCCGCTGGATAAGGGAAACCCCTAATGGTGCAAACCCTATAACACTTTTGCCGTCTAGGGAAAACCCTGTAATGCTTTTGAGGGAAGGGAAAACCCTGTAACACTTTTGGATAAGGGGTAGGGGATATATCTTTTGAAGTATATACCACCACTTTAGTATTAGGGTTCTGCCTCTAAATTAACCCTAATTTTACCTTACTTTAGTAAACCCCAGATATTCGATCACATTACACTATAGTGTAAGCTGTTGATTCTGCTGGAGATATTTCACTATAGGTGAAATCAATGTACCCGCATGTCATTACCTAGCGCAGGGCTGTGCATCATGCATGCGCTTGCGCCAGTGCGCCGCTGCGGCTGGGGGCGGGCGTGGGCCACCGGGGGGTGTGGCGCTAGTTGTATATGCATACGCCCACAGAAGTGATATTTTAACTTAGTAGTAATAAAGTAGTACATCTACACCACTCTACACCATGATATATAAATCCTATCATCTTCCCATATCGATAGTTTTATGCTATAATGATTTAAACAGGCTACAACACCTGTCCCTAGTTTATAGCACCTACCCCCTTAGCAACAAGAGAAGATGCTTGTAAACAGCCTCTAAAGCCGTTTAAATGGCATTTGGAATGGAAGAGCACCTCGACTAGTTATATGAAAGAAGAAGAAGAAAACAAAGCTTGACAACACCCAACAAAGCATGTAATACTATGGGGGGTAAGGGGGGTGATATAGATGATATAGTTGTTAAAGCTTAAGTTGTTATAAGTATATAATAGCTTTATAACACTACTTATGTTAATTACCTATAATATGTTATAAACCTATAAAGACACTATTTACTACTTAATATCATATTATGAAAAAGACTATTAATATGTTTATTCTTTAACATCTATAAAATAGGTATGCTTCTATACATTGTTATCAATAATTAAAACCAAGATGAAAAAGCCTTCTGTAAGTTTGTTATCCACCAAAGCCCATTTAGAAGCTATTGGTTTGTTATCATCCAAGCCCTATTCTGTTGTCACTGATGTCTATGCAGCCATGCACAGAGGTAACATTGATAACATCCACATTCCTCATAGTGATGTCTATTTTGTAAGAACAGCTTTGGAGAAACATACAGGCTATTGGTTTCCTCTTGATGCTGTTGAGAAGGCAATGGTGGCTGAAGGTTGGAGAGATAGAAAAGGAAACAGGTATGGATAAGAAGGCTTCTTCTGTTAACAGTGCAGGGGTTTATACCAAGCCCACAATGAGGAAGGCTTTATTCAACAAGATTAAAGCTGGCAGCAAGGGTGGTGATGCTGGGGAATGGAGTGCTAGGAAAGCTCAGCTTTTGGCTAAGGAATATAAAGCTAAGGGTGGGGGATATAAAACATGAGCAAAAATCAAACACATTATTTACCTGATGGTAAGGTGTATAAGGGTGAAACACACAAGGCTGGAAATGTTTTGATGACAGGGGCTAAGCATACCCCTTCCAGTAAGGTGTTGTCTCACACACAACCAAAAAAGAAAAAGAAATGAAGAAGCCCCAGCAGTCGTTAAAGGAATGGTCTGAGCAGAAATGGACAACCAGCGATGGGAGTCCTTCAAAAGGAAAGAAGAGATATCTTCCTGAGGCTGCTTGGAAGAGTTTGTCTGCTCAGGAGAAAGCTGCCACAAATAAAGCTAAGGCTGCTGGTAACAAGCAAGGCAAGCAGTTTGTTGCTCAGCCGAAGGCCATAGCAAGAAAGGTAGCGAAATACAGATGACTATTGAATACAGGGGTAAAACCTTTGAAGGCTATAATAAGCCTAAGAAATCAGACAAGCCAGAAAAGAAGATGATGGTGCTGGCAAAAGAAGGAAGTGTGGTAAAACTCATTCACTTCGGGGATGCTTCTATGGGACACAATTATTCTCCAGAAGCAAGGGCTAGTTTTAAAGCAAGACATGCTGAGAACATTGCTAAAGGGAAGATGAGTGCTGCTTATTGGGCTAATAAGGAGCTTTGGGCTGGAGGTGGTGGTAGTGTTAAACAACCCCCTAAAGGTCAGAAACAGAAGTTTGGAAAATAATTATGGCAACAGATGCAGAGAAAGTTAAGAAATATAGAGACATGGCTGAGGATAAAACTATCCCTCAAGATGTTAGAAACACCTACCTAGACAAGGCTAATGCCATTGAGCTTAAAGCCTTTGAAGACTACAAAGCTGGTGGCACACAGACCAATAAGCCTTCCAATGCTCCTGCTTCTGCAACAAAGAAGAAAGAGATGGCTAAAGGTGGTTATGCTACCAAGAAGCCTATGATGATGAATAAGGGTGGCTACGCCAACTGTGGAGCTTCTATGGCTCCTCAACAAAAACCTAAGAAATAAAGGAAACTATTATGATGAATGAAAAGAAAACAAAGACCCCCATGAAGATGGAAAAGAAAGAAGCCATGATGGCTAAGGGCGGTATGACCAAGAAGCCTGTGCTTGCCATTATGATTGGTATGGGTAAGCCTAAGAAGGCTATGGCTAAAGGCGGCATGACTAAGAAGAAATAATATGGCTACACAATTAACAAAGAAACAAACTGCTAAAGTTGGTAAGGTTATGCGTGAGTTTAAGGCTAAGGGATTGCACAGCGGTAAAGGTGGCCCCGTGGTTAAAAATCCAAAGCAAGCTGTAGCCATTGCTTTGTCTGAAGCTTCTAGAATGAAGAAGAAGTAATCTGTGTCCATTACTTACTATCCTCAACCTACAACAACTGTTCAACTCACTGAAACAGCTAAGGATGCTTTTGGTCGAGCAAGGGTTACTCAACCTCTCACCTTGTTTGAGAGCCAGCATAGATATTTTGAGAATAGTAATTGGAACACAAGCACAGCCACTGGGGGCACAGCAACACATGTGCCTGCTGAAAGTGTAATGAACTTAGCTGTTACGACAACCAGTGGCAGCAAAGTGTATAGAGAAACAAAGAGAGTGTTTGCCTATCAACCCGGCAAGAGTTTGTTAATTATGACAACCTTTGCTATGGCTTCTCCCAAGACAAATCTTAGGCAGAGGGTGGGTTATTTCAGCGCATTAGATGGTATCTATCTAGAAAACGATGGTGAATATAACTACATTGTTCTTCGCAGTCAAAGCTTAGGCACCACAACAAGAATAAGACAAGATACTTGGAATGCGGATAAATTTGATGGCACTGGTGGTTCTGGTAGAAATATTAATGTTAGCAAGAGTCAAATATTGTGGGTAGATATTGAATGGCTTGGTGTTGGTGATGTAAGGGTTGGATTTGTTGTTGATGGTGCTATGGTGTTGGCTCATACATTCCACAATGATAATGAACAAACCACCACCTACATGACCACTGCCATTCTTCCTATTCGCTATGAAATAGAAAATACAGGCACTACAGCCAGTGCTAGCACAATGAAGCAGATCTGTAGCACTGTGTTATCTGAGGGTGGTTTTGAGCTTTCAGGTTTTCAACAATCAGTTGGAACACCAATTACTTCTGCATACACATTAACAACTGCTGGCACATTCTATCCATTAGTTTCTCTTAGGCTTAAGAGCACAGCATTAGATGATCTTGTTATATTGTCAGCCATTTCTCTTTTGGGTAGCTCCAGTGTTGGAGTTATCTATAATTGGAAAATAGTTAATGGTGACACAGTGACAGGAGGCACTTGGGTTAGTGGTGGTGCCTCTAGTGCTGTTGAATATAATATTTCTGGAACAGGAACAACTGGTGGAGATATTTTAGCTGCTGGCTATATTAATGCTGGCGCACAATCTTCACAGGGGGTAGATATATCAAAAGCTTCTTTGTTTAAGTTTCAGCTAGAAAGAAACAGCTTCACTTCTACTCCCACCACTTTAACTCTAATGGTAGCTGCTGATACCAACACTTCTAAAATATATGGTTCTGTAGATTGGGAGGAGATAACACGATGATCTCTACAAAAAATAGAACACTGGGTAAGCTACTCACTACAAGCAATGCTGACATCTACACAGTGCCCACACGCTACACCACTGAAGTTACTAGCATTGTTGTTAGTAACGCTTCTTCGTCTTCCACCACATTCTCCTTAGATTGGTATGACACTATTACCGCTACATGGTATACGATAGCTGAGCTAGTGTCTTTAAAGCCCAATAGTCTGTTGCAAATCACAGACTGTTTCATGTTACAGGCCGGGGATAAATTTAGAGGATTAGCTGGTGCTGCTGATGCCATCACTGTTTCCATTAGAGTGGAAGAGGCTTACTCTGTGGTGAGTTGATGTTTATTGCTGAATTCATTCTGTGCATAGCTCTAGACTGCAAAGTGTTGAGAGAAGAATATCAAACTGAGTTTTTAGAAGAAACAAAATGTTTGAGACATGCCAGAGCAGTTGCTGTGGCTCTACAAGAAGAATATAATCATTTACCCACAAGAGTGGCGTTTAGGTGTATCACTACAAAGAATAGGACAGATGTTTAATGGCTAAAGAATTAACAGACAAACACAAGAAGTTTCTTGATGTTTTATTTGATGAGGCTGGTGGCAATCCCACAGCAGCCAAGCGTCTTGCTGGCTTCTCTGATGGTTATAGCACCAGAGAAATTACCAACTTCTTGAAAGAAGAAATTGTAGAAGCCACCCAGCTTTATATTGCCATGAATGCTCCTAAGGCTGCTAGAGCCATTGTTGATGGTATAATGTCCCCCACTGAGCTTGGTATTAAAGAGAAGCTGAATGCTGCCAAAGATTTGTTAGACAGGGCTGGCTTTGTTAAGACAGACAAGGTGCAGGTTGAAACTAACAACGGCATTATGATTTTGCCAGCAAAGGATAGAGTGGAAGAGGATTGATATGGACAGAGGTGTTGGTAAGTGGATATTGCCTCAGCCAGATAACAGAGTGGAATATATACCAATCCCGATGATGGGAACATTGGCTCCATTTGGTTATAAGATAGATGAAGAAAGAGAAGGATGGCTTATTCCCATCCAATCAGAACTAGATGCTTTAGAAAAAGCTAAGAAGCATTTAAAACAATATGGATTGAGGGCTGTTGCTGCTTGGTTGTCAACAGCTACTGGTAGACCAATATCCCACGCAGGACTTAATAACAGATTAAAATATGAGCAGTCGTACAAGAGAAGAGCTAAAGCTTACCGCAAGCTTGCCGAAGGGTACAAAGAAGCCCTTAGGAAGGCCGAAGCGTACGAAAGAAGAGCCAACACCACAGCAGAAAGCTACTTCGACTCAGAAGAATACAGAAGGGTCAGAAACACCTTCTCTGATGATAGTGACAGAGCCGATAGTTGCTCAGCAAAATGTAATATTCAAGCCTAATGCAGGGCCGCAGACAGCATTCTTAGCGGCCTCTGAAAGAGAAGTGTTATATGGTGGGGCTGCTGGTGGTGGTAAAAGTTATGCCATGCTGGCAGACCCCATTAGATATTTAAGTCATCCCCAGTTTTCTGGGTTGTTGCTGCGTCACACAACAGAAGAACTTAGAGAACTCATTTGGAAAAGCCAAGAGATATATCCCAAGATTTATCCCGGCATCAAATGGAGTGAGAGAAAGATGCAATGGCAGGCACCTTCTGGTGCTAGGCTGTGGATGTCATATCTAGACAGAGATGAAGATGTATTGAGATATCAGGGGTTGGCTTTTAGCTGGATTGGTTTTGATGAGCTAACCCAGTGGCACACCCCTTTTGCTTGGAACTATATGCGTTCTCGTTTGCGTACACCCGCAGCAGATCTGCCTATTTTTATGAGAGCAACAACAAACCCCGGTGGGCCGGGACATGCTTGGGTGAAGAAGATGTTTATTGACCCTTCTCCATCTAGAAAAGCCTTCTGGGCCACAGACATTGAGACAGGGGAGACACTAGCCTACCCCAAAGGGCATAGCAAAGAGGGACAACCTCTCTTTAAACGCCGCTTTATACCAGCAATGCTGACAGATAACCCCTATCTAGCTGATAGTGGCGACTACGAAACCATGTTGTTGTCTCTTCCTGAGCACCAACGCAAGCAATTGCTTGAGGGCAACTGGGATATTGCGGAGGGAGCAGCCTTCCCTGAGTTTAATAGGGCTGTTCATGTGGTAAATAGCTTTGAAATACCCAAAAACTGGGTAAAATTTAGGGCTTGTGACTATGGATATGGTAGTTTTAGTGCTGTTGTATGGTTTGCTGTCACCCCTAGTGAGCAACTTGTCCTCTATCGTGAGCTATATGTTAGCAAAGTGTTGGCAAAAGACCTTGCACACATGATATTGCAGGCAGAAGCCAACGATGGTGGCATCAGATATGGTGTGTTAGACAGTAGTTGCTGGCATAAGAGGGGGGATACAGGCCCATCGCTAGCAGAACAGATGATTATGGAGGGCTGTAGGTGGAGGCCAGCAGATAGAAGTGCTGGAAGTAGGGTGTCTGGAAAGAATGAGATACATAGGCGCTTACAAAATGACCCATTTACAGAACAACCAAGAATGATTATAACCAGCAATTGTACAAATACGATTGCTCAGATACCAATCATACCTCTGGACAAGAAAAACCCAGAGGATGTAGATACTAAGGGCGAAGACCACCTGTATGATGCTATTAGATACGGCGTTATGAGTAGACCCCGTAGTAGTGTGTTTGATTATAATCCCGCTACCAGTGGTAGAACAGGTGTTAAAACAGCCGATCCTGTGTTTGGCTATTAAGGAACAATATGGCAGAGATGAAACCTACGCTTGGTGATAAAACCCTAGCTTTAGACGATGTAAAGAATAAAGAAGATGAAGGCGTATCAATTGATGGCCTTGTCAACTATATCAACGAAAGATATACAAGATCTGAGGAGAGCAGGCGTAAGGAT